ATCCCGAAATACCCTCAACTAGCCTGAACCAGCAGGAACCAGCCCGAACCAGCGGTAGTTCGGTCATATCTGGTCGGATCGAGCCGAGGTTGGTAACGCCTGTTCCACCCGGTGAGAGTTTTGGTCCTGCCCTGACTGCTTGGGCGAAGCGCGTTCTTGGCATTGAGCTGATGGAGTGGCAGAAGCGGATCTGTAACGACGCGTTGACTGTGGATGCCGACGGCGACTTTGTGTTCCGTGAGGCTTGTATCAGTACGGCCCGACAGAACGGCAAGAGCCTGGTCATGCGTGCTGTCGCCGGCTTCATGGCTACCGAGTATGCAGCTGCACGTCGCGAGCCTCAGACGATCGTCATTGTGGCTAACCAAAAGCGTCGGAGCATGGCCTTGTTTCGGGATGTTGTCCGCGACCTTGAAAACTTTGATTGCAAGGTTCGCTGGCAGAACGGTGACGAGCGGATCAACTTTCCTGACGGCTCAAGCATCTCAGTTGTTGCGGCGTCCGCTCACGCTCACGGTATGACTGCCTCAGTTCTGCTGGTGGACGAAGTGTGGGACATTGGTCCCGACGTTGTGTTTACGGCTTTACGGCCTTCGCAGATCGCGGTTAAGAATCCGATGATGATGATGTTCTCTACTGCTGGCGATCAAGGTTCAACGGTGTTGTTGCAACTTCGAGAACAGGGCATTGCAGCGATTGACTCGGGTCAACCGACGGCGCTCTACTTTGCTGAGTGGTCATTGCCACCCGGTGTAAGTCTTGAAGATCGGTCGCACTGGGGATGGGCAAACCCAGCACTGGGCACGACGATCACGGCCAAGGCGTTGGAGTTGGCTTACGACTCACCAAACCGTCAAGCGTTCATTCGTGGCCACCTCAATCTTTGGGTGGATTCAACAAATTCTTATTTGCCGATCAACCTATGGAACGACCGCAAATCCGACCGACCAGCACCACCGACCCAGTGGCTCACCATTGACTCATCGGTTGATGACTCGCGCTACGTCGGAATCTCAACCGCTTTTGATGACGGACGCGTGATCGTGTCGGTCGCGTTTGTTGTCGAGTCAGCTGCACAAATGTGGGAGGAAGTTGTGCGGATCATGCACGACCAAACGGTGAAACTTGCTGTCACCCCATCACTGGAGATCCATTGTCCCCCAGACCTACGGCGTCGTATGCAGATCGTCGGCTACGCCGAGTTACTTAAATGGACTGCAACTTGTCGCGCCATGATCGTTGAGGATCGCGTCAACCACACAGGCGACATCGCACTAGCCGAACATCTCGCGCGAGCCGTGGCCGTCAAAACGGGCGGGTCTATCGTGCTGTCATCGCAGAAGTCGCCCGGTCCAATTGAGTTAGCCCGGTGCGCAGTGTGGGGAATCATGCTCGCGTCCAAACCAGTCAGGTCTAACAAAGCCGCTTTCGCTTTCGGGTAGGGGTACTTACATACAAGAAATATCTGTGAGAGACTCGGGAGCGATGGCTCTTTTCGGTAGCAAGAAAGTTAATGCGACCCCCGCGTTTGCGTCTGCTCCCGTTCAGGCAGCAGCTGGTTCAGCTGCGCAGATCGGCGACTTTTACGCGTACTCTGTCGGGGAGTTGCAACGACTCGCTTTGTCTGTGCCGACCATTTCGCGTTCTATTCAAATGATCGCGTCAATGGTCGGCTGCTTGGAACTCAAGCATTACACCACTCAATGGACAGGCTCCGAGTACGAGGAAATTTATATTCCAAATGAGCAGTGGATGGATCAGCCCGATCCTCGCGTGACTCGAAACTTCATTTTCTCGCAACTGGTAACCGACCTCATTTTGTGGGGCCAAGGTTTTTGGTATGTCACCAGCCGATCCTCAGCTACTGGCCGTCCGCTTTCGTTTGAATGGCTCCCCGCCGCAATGGTCACTCTGGGCGACCAGCAGACCGCCCAGCGTTTCGGACCGTCCAATGACATCATGTTTAACGGCGTCCAACTCAACACCGATGACGTGATCCAGTTCTTGGCACCGTCGCAAGGTCTGCTTTATACGGGCAACCGCGCAATTGCTACAGCGATCAAACTGCAACAAGCCTCCGACCGTTTTGCTGTCAACGAAATTGCGGCCGGGTGGCTTCAGCAAACCGACGCATCTGAACCAATGTCAGCCGAGGATCTTTCCGAACTCGCAGCTGCTTGGCGTAACGCTCGACAAGTTGGTGCCATTGGCGCACTTAACAGCGTCGTGACTTTTAAAGAGTTCTCCAGTGACCCGAACAAACTGCAACTGATTGAGTCGCGTCAATTCCAAGCACTTGAACTGTCGCGGGCCACTGGAATCCCCGCATACCTTTTGGGCATCGGCGTACAGGGCTACACCTACCAAAACGCACAGTCAGCACGACAGGACCTTTACTTGTTTGGCGCAAAACAATATTTGGATTGCATTGAACAAACCTTGTCAATGAACAACATTTTGCCCCGTGGCCGTTATGTCGAATTTGACATTGACGACTATTTAGCAGAGAACGATTTAGCAAGCGTTGCTTACGAACCATCAGCAGAAGAACGCAGATCAGAGGAAATGGCATGATTCGACTTACAGCCGATCTACCCACAGTTGACTTCGCAAAATCAGAAGAGGACGCGCCTGCGTCAATATCTGGAATTGCGGTGCCTTGGGCTCCAGTTACCGCCACCGTTTTGGGCGGACAGCGTGTGGCATTTGAGCGAGGCGCTTTTGATATCAATCAGAAAGCCGCCAAGCTCATAGAAGGGCACGACCTCACGCAGTTACGCGGAACTGTTAACGCTCTCGCCGATTTTGAGGAGGGCTTGGGCTTTACTGCGACCTTCGCAAAAACGAGAGCCAGCGCGGACGCCGTAGAACTGATCCGCTCGGGCGCTTACGATGCGGTGTCCGTAGGTGCCGAGGTTCAGGAGTCGTATTACGACAAAGAACTGAAAGCCACCGTCGTCACTCGCGCTTCGCTAGTCGAATTGTCTTTGGTCGCCGTGCCAGCGTTTTCGGGCGCAGAAATACGCGACCTCGTGGCTCAGGCCGACGAACCCGAAGAAGAAATACCAACAGAAACCACCCCAACAACACCATCCGAGGAGGATGAAACCATGTCAGAACCCACAAGCGTTGAAGCCGCTGTTGCGACTCAACCGATCTATGCAACCGCCAAGCGCGAATTCAAATTGCCGTCCGTTAGCGAATACATCTCAGCATTCGTACGCGGTGGCAGTGATTTCCTACAACTCAACGAAAACATCCGCGCCGCAGCTCCCAACGTGACCACGCCTGATTTGCCCGGTGTGATCCCAACGCCCATCATTCAAAATGTGGTAAACACGTTTGTCGGCTCGCGTCCTCTCGTGGATGCAACCACATTGCGCCCCATGCCGCAGGGAGGCTCCGTTTTTATTCGTCCCGTAGTGAGCGTCCATAACTCAGTGGGCACCGCCACACAAAACACGACCATTACCGCGTCACAATTCGAAATCAATGACGTGCAGATCACTAAGACAATTCAAGGTGGCTATGTTGAAATCAGCGAAGCCGCAATTGACTGGTCACAGCCTGAAGCACTCGGACCGTTGCTTGACGACATGATGCGCGTCTACATGGACCGCACCGACTTGCTTGCTTGTTCGGAATTGCAGACTGGCGTCACCAACAGCAACAACTTTGCAAACGCATCAATTGCTGACCCGGCTTACTGGGTTGAGTGGATGTACACCGCCGCCGCAGACATCTTGACTGGCTCGAATGGCAACTTGCCTTCCGTGCTGGCTGTGTCTCCAAATGTCTGGAAATTGATGGGCTCTCTTTCGGATACGGCGGACAGACCGTTATTTCCACAGGTTGGGCCAATGAACGCATACGGTTCACTCAATGTTGCTTCGACACAGGGTGCGTTTGCTTTCGGTTTGCGCGTCGTCGTTGACCGCAACTTGACCTCGGCTGGCATGACCATCCTTGATCCGCGTGCCCTTGAATCGTTTGAATTGAATAAGGGCCTCATTTCCGTGGAACAGCCCTCACAACTCAGCAGGCAGATCGCAGTGCGCGGGTACTGGGCAAGTAAAGTTGTTTCCCCAGAACTTGCCATTAAGGCCGCTTTCGTCTGATAGACGAAAACTAAGAGAGGAACTGGATCATGGCCGTATTCACCGTCACTCACGCACAGCGTGTAGACGACTACGCCGTGATCCAGACTCTCGAGGCAACCGACATCACGATCGGTCAAACGATCGTTGTTGCAGGAGTAGGAAACAATTTTGATGCGACTTACATCGTTCAGGCTGTCCCTACTTTTGGGTTTGTTGGTGTCAGTGTTGAAGGTGATTTCATATTTGATTACGAAGTCACCATCACGAATCAACTACTTGTCAAATCAAACTTCGATAACTATCAAAGAGCTTCAGCGACTGGAACAGTAACTTGGACCCAGTCCTGCACTTGGACCACGGTCGCAGCTGTGCAAGAGT